TAGAGTTACCGGCTATTTTTGATGACGGGACCCCGTGTTGGCCGGAGTTCTGGTCTCTTGAAGATTTGACCGCGGTCCGCGCATCTATTCCCCCGAGCAAGTGGAACGCGCAGTATCAGCAGAACCCGACGGGCGAAGAGAACGCGATTATCCGCCGTGAGTGGTGGAACGTGTGGGAAAAAGAGCGGGTCCCCAACCTAGAGTTTGTGATACAGAGCTACGATACGGCGTTCAGCAAAAAGGAAACGGCGGATTATTCGGCTATTACGACGTGGGGCGTATTTCGTCCGGAAGAGGCTGGGGGTCCTCCGGCATTGATACTACTGGACAGTCAAAAGGGTCGGTGGGACTTCCCGGAGTTGAAAGAAAAGGCTTTGGACCAATATAACTATTGGGACCCCGACACCGTTATTATTGAAGCCAAGGCGTCAGGGACCCCCTTGACTCACGAACTGCGGAACATGGGCATACCTGTTGTTAACTTTACGCCGAGCAAAGGTAATGATAAGATAACCCGAGTTCATTCTGTGTCGCCTCTGTTTGAAGCTGGTATGGTCTGGGCCCCCGATACTACCTTTGCGGATGAGTTGATTGAAGAGGTAGCGGCGTTCCCCAACGGTGAGTATGACGACCTAGTGGACAGCATGACACAGGCATTGATGCGGTATCGGCAGGGTAATTTTGTACAATTACCAACAGATGACTGGGAAGATGAAGAGAATTATAGTAGGATACACGCTTATTACTAGAGGGGCAGCGGACGCATGGGAAATTCTGTAGTTGATATGGGGGCGGCAGCCGTTGACTATGTTAGTGACGCGGCGTCTGATTTTTATGATTACATGACCGGGTCCTCTGAAGCCTCTGCCAGTGGTGGTTACTACAAATCTCTTGGACCGGGCGCTCGGCAGTATTATTCGGGTCCCGGAGAAGACAAAAGCTCTTCTATTATGGATTACATTGGTTTTGAGGATGGCGGCGCAGTAGATCTTGGCGCAGGGTCCCCCGAAGAAATGGAAAAATTTCTAGAGTTTTTGCGTAAAAACCGTCCTGTGTACAAGGAGGATGATGAGCGCCCGTACACCTATTACAGCGATATGTTGATGGTCCCCGAAGAGAAAAGAAACACGCCAGAGCAGGAGTACGAGACTTTGCCTCGGGCTGATATTTATCAGGAGTTCCCAGAGGGTCGCCGTATGGAGGATTTTGGTCCTTCGGAGCCTCAGATGGCTTTTGATGACGGCGGTGCCGTGGAGGGCATTATGTCCGTGGACCTTAGTAAGGGGGCGGACACAACGGGGCCCGACACAATGCAGCCGATCCCGCAGTATCCGGGCATAGAGGGCTTTGACATATACAAGGATTTGGCTCCGGAGCAATTTATGCGTCGTCCTATGGACAAGCAGATGTTTGATAAGAAGCGCGGCTTTCAGTTTGGTCAGATGGTTGAGTTGCGTAACGAGGCCGTTGGCGGCAAGTTGTTGAAGCAGGCGGGCATACAAGCCCCCGTTAAACAGGTACTGGCTAACCTTGATCCGAAAGTAATGGAGCAGGTGTCCGCTATTTTGGGGCGGGAAGTTGGCTGACGAAAAAGTATACACGGGGATTCCGCCGTCAGAACGTCAATATTCGGGTGTCCCAATCCTTGGCGGATTAGAGGCGGCGTATAGTTATCTTGCCCCAGTAGAGTACCCTGTTATTGAAGATCCGCGGACCGTGTACACCGAAGATATGGGTCGGCGCTACACTTCGACAACACCGGGCGTCTATGGCGAACCGCGGCCCGCGGTCCCCGCAGCTATTCAAGGCGGGATAGATTTTTTTAAACAGCTTATAGATCAGCCGGGGGAAACCGCGTCAGCGGTAGCCGAGGGTATGGCGTCTATACCAAAGGAACAAATGCTTGGGGCGCAAGCCTTAATGGAGGGTGCGGACTACGCGTATGACCCAGAGACTAATGAGGAGTACCGGTTTGATCCGTTTCTAGCTGCCGCGCCGGTAGCTGGTGGAACGGCGATAAGTATTGCGCGTACTGCGGGCGATACCGGAGAAGTGCTTGGTATCATGGCCGGTAGAAGATCTTTAAGTGGTGCGGACAAAGAGCAGGTTGCAAAATCTTTGCGGGCTATGGGCAAGTCTCCGGACGAAGTTTTTAGAGCAACGCAAGCTTTCTTTGACAGCGATGTTTTGGGTAGTGACACTGCCGCTTTTCGGTTTGAAATACCCACAGCTAACTCTAAGTTTAAAGAAGACGGTCCGGTTGAGATGTTGGATGTGGACTATGGTAGGGGCTATGCTTTTGGTCTTGGCGACGAATACAGGAAAGTAACCTTTGACGAGGAAGGTAATCTTTTAGAATTAAACAGGGGCAGAATACCCACGGTAGGTGAAATATTTAATTTCCCCGAGTTATATGAGCAGTACCCTGAAATTAAAGACGTTTTAGTCGTAAACCTTGCGGCACCAAAAGGAGAGCCGGTCTGGAATGCTCCGCGGGCTATGTATGCTAGTGGCGTGGAAAGCCCGTACAGAAAGCCGACCATTGGCCTGAGAGACTCTCAGTCTCAGTCGGAGCTTCAATCAAGCTTGTTACATGAGCTTCAGCATTGGGTTCAGACAAAAGAAAGCTTTCCGGAAGGGGCTTCCGGGTCTCGTATTATGGCCTTAATAGAAGAAAAAATGGGTTCTAAAATGGACCCCGATTTTTTAAAAAGCGCGGCACATGCCGCCTATGAAAGTGTGTACGGGGAGGTTGAAGCCCGTAACGTGCAACACCGTTTTTCGGATTTTAGGAAAGCCGAATTAAATCCTGTTGAAACTAGACGGGCTGATGCCCCTGATGATGACATAGCCATGTCGGAAGACGCTGCCGCAGAAGCAGCGGCGGATATGATAAGGGAAAGCCTAGAATACGGGGATTATTCGTATGAAGAAGTTTTCCCAGATGCTTTTAAGGCAGAAGGCGGCGTAATAACTTTGGCCGACGTAGCGCGGAACACGGGCCGCGGCCCACGGGGCATTGCATCTCTTTCGTCAACAGCTAGGAATATGAACCGGCCTATGGTAAGTTAGGTCTTTAAAGGAGACATTTAATGGCTAGAGAACCTATTGCAGGCATGATGGACAAAAACGTCCCGTCTCAGTTGGACATGGAGGATTTATCGGCGGAGGTAGAGCTTGAGCTTCCGGGCAGCATGGACGACAACGTCATATCCTTTGAGGGTATGTCGGAAGGTATGGACATTGAAATCACGCCTGACGAAGATGGCGGTATGACCGTGGATTTTGATCCGCAGGATCAGCGCGGCGAAAACGATGACTTTTACGCGAACTTGGCAGAAGAGATGCCGGAGCGTGAGTTGTCGCGTATTGCGGGTGAGCTATTAGGTGAGTACGACGCTAATAAAGCAGGAAGGCAGGATTGGGAAGATGCTTATGCAAACGGTCTTGAGCTCCTTGGGTTCAACTACGAAGAGAGGACCCAGCCTTTTAGGGGGGCTTCTGGGGTTACGCACCCGTTGCTGGCCGAGGCGGCTACGCAGTTTCAGGCGCAGGCGTTCAATGAGTTGTTGCCAGCCAGCGGCCCCGTGCGAACTGCTATTATGGGAAGCGAGACAAGGGACAAACAGCAGCAGTCCCAGCGAGTAAGGCAGTTTATGAATTACTACATCACGAGTGTGATGGAGGATTACACGCCGGACATGGACCAGATGCTGTTTTATTTGCCGTTAGCGGGCAGCACGTTCAAGAAAATTTACTATGACGAGACTATGGGTCGTGCGGTAAGCAAGTTTATTCCGGCGGAAAACCTTGTTGTACCTTACGACACGGCGGATTTGGATACGTGTCCGAACATCACGCAGGTTTTGCGTATGTCGTTGAACGATCTACGCAAGAAGCAGGTTGCGGGGTTCTACTTGGACATTCCGGTAATTCCGGCGCAAGAAGGAATGGACAAGGTGGAGAGCGAAATAGACCGTATTGACGGTATTTCGCCCACACAGATTGATTACGACTGCACCATTTTGGAGTGTCACGTTAATTTGGATCTTGAAGGCTATGAAGATCTGGACGAGGACGACGAGCCGACCGGAATCAAAGTACCATATGTTGTCACAATTAGTCAGGATAACGGGGAAATCCTGTCAATTAGACGTAATTACCTTGAGGACGATGAGCGGAAGCGCAAGATTGCTTATTTTGTGCATTTCAAGTTCTTGCCGGGATTTGGTTTTTACGGTTTGGGTCTTATTCACACTATTGGCGGGTTGTCACGCACCGCCACAGCGGCACTGAGGCAGTTAATCGACGCTGGTACGTTGTCCAATCTCCCAGCGGGTTTCAAGGCCCGCGGACTACGGATCAGAGACGACGATGACCCGCTTCAGCCCGGAGAGTTCAGAGATGTGGACGCACCCGGAGGGGCTATTCGTGACAGCCTGATGCCGTTGCCATTCAAGGGCCCTGACCAGACATTATTTGCGTTGTTGGGTTTTGTTGTCGATGCCGGTCAGCGGTTCGCGACCATTACTGATATGAAGGTTGGTGACGGGAATCAGGGCGCGGCGGTCGGAACGACTATCGCGATGCTTGAACAGGGCTCTCGTGTAATGAGTGCGGTGCATAAGCGTCTTCATTACGGCATGAAGCAGGAGTTTAAAATCCTGTCTCGTGTAATGAGTGAGAGCTTACCGCAGGAATATCCGTATTCTGTAGAGGGTGCGGATGCCACGGTGATGCGGACTGATTTTGACGACCGTGTGGACATTGTTCCAGTGTCTGACCCAAATGTATTTTCGCAGGCACAACGTATTGCTTTGGCTCAGACCAAGTTGCAACTTGCTGGCGCGGCACCTGAGATGCACAACATGTATGAGGTGTACCGGGATATGTACGATGCTCTAGGTGTACGGGATGTAGACCGCATTATGAAGCGGATTCCAGACGATGACCCGACACCAAAAGATCCGGCACAGGAGAACATTGATTCGATGGACATGGTTCCGTTGCGGGCTTTTGAGGGTCAGGAGCATGAGGCACATATCATGGCGCATATGGTTTTCGGTTCGACGCCGATGGTTGGTAGTATGCCTGCCATTGCTATGGCTTTGCAGAAGCACATTATGGAGCACGTAAAGATTGCAGCGCGGGAACGGGCGGCAGTTCAGTTTATCCAGAGCCGTCAAGCGGCTGGCGGTGAAGCGGCTACTGAAGAAGAGATGCTGCAAATCGAGGGTCTTACCGCTCAGTTCATTGCCGAGGGTATGCAGATGGTCAAGCAGATGTCTCAGCAGGTATCGGGTCAAGGGCCGGATCCTTTGGTGCAGCTTAAAGAGCAGGAGCTTCAGATTAAGGCACAGGCTGAACAGGCTGATGCACAGAATGACCAAGCGAAGCTTAACTTGGATGCACAGAACCAACGGTTGCGGGCGGATCAGTTCCAACAGCGTCTGGCATCACAGGAGCGGCAGACTGACAAGCGTATTCAGTCTGCTATGGAACGTGAAATGCTTAAACAGCGAGGACAATAAAATGAAAAGTGCGGTAAAGATTGTGACTAATAAGCCGGGTGCGCCTGCGAAAGCCACAGAATATGCTCAGATTGATAATCAGGGTCGTATTCCTTACGGCAAGACTGCGGATGCGAAAGTCTCTACTAACATGAGTCGTATGACTGCTCGCGGTATGGGCGCGGCAGTCAAAGGAGGGGGCTACAACGGTTGTAGTTAAACAACATCGTTTTAGCTTGGGGGCGAAATGATAGCAGAAACTTTGGCAGGTATAGCCCTGTTCAAAAGCGCCGTAGACGGAATAAAATCTGCTATCGGCACGGCTAATGACGTATCGGACATCGCGGGGTATATAGATCAGCTTTTTGAAGGTGAAAAGCAGGTCCAACAGAAGCGTAACAGAAAAGCTGCGTCCCCGGGTCTTGCGGATCAGTTTGGCGTGGAAACCGTTGCATCTGAAATTATAGACGCTAAGTTAGCTAAAGAGAAGATGTACGAGATCAGCCAGATGGTTGATTTAAGGTTTGGCCCGGGAACGTGGAAGTCGATTGTAGACGAAAGAGCTAGACGTATTCAGGAGGCTAAAGAAATGGCGGCAGCCGCACGTAGGAAGAAAATTCAAGAAGCCAAAGAGTTTGAAGAAAATTTAAAACAAGTTGTTTTGGTTTCAACCGTAGTGGTAATGGCTTTGGGGCTAGTTATATTTTTGGTTTCAATTTTGCTATGACTTCAAAGAAGCTGGAGTATAACAGCCGTTATAACAAACATGATCTGGACGGTGACGGTATCGTAACAGACGCGGAACTGGCGCGAGAAAAAGAAATGATCGAGATGGAGCTTCGCGAGGAAAAAAGCGACGCTCAAAAACGCATGGCTTGGATTGCTATGGGTAGTATGATTGTATTTAGCATCGTTCTTTTTTTACCGGTTGTATCTGACAACCGCGTTAAAGCTTTGGCTGATTTGTTGGGGCTTTTTTACATAGCGCAAGCTGGCGTAGTTGGTGCATACATGGGTACAACAGCGTGGATGAGTAGAAAATAATGGGGAATTTACGTATACCGGTAGCTCTCGTTGCGGCTATGATTGTGCAAATCTCTGGCGGCGTCTGGTGGGTTGGACAGCAAGCTCAGACAATTTCACAGCTAGAAGAGACTGTGAAGGAAATGTCTAGTCGCATGGCGATTGAAGCAAATGTAAATATGAAACGCGATATTCAGCGCAATACTGAGTCTATTGAAGGTTTGTTTGAAGCTGCACAAAGCAACAGTATGCACATGGATAAAATTGTTGATTTACTCCGGCGCGTCTCAGTTATTGAAACAGAAATACGCTTTTTGTTGAACCCTACTAGACACCCGATGGAATGATATGTTTCAAGCTCTTGTCCTTGCATGTATGATTTTGCAGCCAACTGAATGTTGGCAGCTAGAGGACCAGCTTGGGCCGTACAAAACGTATGAGAAATGCGAGGCTAGGGCGTTAGAAATGGGAAGAGCGGTTCATATCCACATGGCGGGTTATCGGCCGGTATCTTGGAAATGT